CAGACCGGGACGAGTTGGAAGTTCGACGTGGGTACGCAAAAGTTGTTTATGTCAGATGAGGGCGACGAATGAAACGCACAGAAGAAACCTTGCGAAGCATGATCCGTGAAGAACTCCAACAGATCAAAAAAACCATGAGAGATGAATTAGCTCAAAAGATCATGGAAGAAGTTTGCAAAAAAGCACTGATAGAAGCTCGCGTGACAGACGTGAAGGTAGAGCAGTTGCAAAAGGGCGTCACCAAATCTGCCGCACTGTGGGCAATGCATGAAGAAATGGCACCCCACAGTACGCACATTCGCTCTCGATTTAAAATTGTCCCTGCAGAAAGGTTTACTGAACCGTTATTGATCGACATCAAAGAGATAATCGATGAAGAGATGCAGGAATGGCCGGGAGATCAAAAAGAATGAAGTTTCACGATTTACGCGAAGGCATGATTTACGAGTTTCTGCAAAGAAAAGCAGAAGAACCTGACGACATCAAACGGTTTTGGGAGATCATAGAACTTGAAGAGCGGCAAGTGCGCGGTCACATCATCCAAGCCATTTGGATGGGTAATCTCGGTAATGACGGGGTCTTCAACGCTGAGTTAAAAGAACTCAATCAACAGCACCGGTGGAAATATCACGAGGGTGCAGAAGTCGCTGACGTGAAAGTGAAGCGTTTGATCTTTTTAGACGGGCACCAAATGGACGTGCAGGTCTACGAAGAGGGGCCACAGCCAAAAAAGTCCAAGCGGACGGTCATTCCAATCCAGCCAAAGAAAGCACCGGAGCCGTCCGTAGAGGAACAGATCGCTGAGTATCTAGAAGACAACCCGGTAGATGACACCGACCCCACGCATTTTGATCTGAGCCGCTTTGCGGGATACACGATAAACGAGTGGGAAAGCCTGTGCGACTCGGTCGTCATGCGGTTCGTGAACAACGGGCAGGTCGATCTGGAAAGAAAGCCGCCCCCAAAGAAGACGTTGTCTCATTACGTCCACGAGCAAGAGTGGTCGGCATTCACAGACGGCAAAACCATCCGCGAGGTCAGAGACTTAGGTTTGAGAATCAATGGCGAGATGGGCAAGAAATGCACGTTTGAAACGGTGATCATACGGTTGATCAAAGCCGGGCACTGGTTTGGCACCGCAAAGCATCGTCAACACATCACTCAGAATGTGCAGCGGCGCAATTGGAAGAGCCAAAAGAAATGATTGAACGACCGGATTGGACCTTTGATAACCCATATGACGACGATGAGGTTTTGTGTGACGATTGTGGCCAGCCACTATACGAGGTCGAAGATGAAGACGGCAAAAGATTACATTGTGAATCGTGTGCGTAGGGCTTGGGATCGCTGCGGTTATGATTGCATGGCGATCTTTTTGTTTTTGATGATCGGAGTTGAACTGATATGAAGAATCGGAGAACGAACTGGGAAATGGTGCTGACTTATCAAGACAAAACCGGCTGCTATCAAACTGAAGTTTATCAGGGTTTGACGCTTGCACAGATAAATGACGCTATGGAGACAAAGTTTGAGCACAATCGTCTGATCGGCATGAGCATGCGCTCAATGCCAATGGACGCGGTTGCTTTGCAATCCCATAACAAATATCTGAATGGCGAAGGTTTATGAAACGACACGATCTGGAAATACTGGTGACGACTCGTAAGTTTTTTGCGTGCGACGCAGAAACAGTAGAAGAAGCGGTCAACATCGCGACGACAGAGGCGCGAAAACACATGGGCGAAGACTTTTACTCGTTCGAGATCCGTGATCCGAGCGCCGGGTGGCCCCAACAGTTGCATGTGGTCGAAAAGACCGACATAATTTGATATACAGTCCTATATAACAAGATAAAAACGCATGGATACAAGCAAGTGGAAATCAGTTTTGGTGCCGGTAGAGGTCTACCGAGACATCAAAAAGATCGCATTTGAAGAAGACCGCTCGATCAGTGGTCAACTACGGAAAATTTTTAAAGAGTGGCAAGAAGATCGGTTGCAAGAAGCGCGAGATCTTGGTGTACTCGACTGACGGGTCTAACTCGTCTCCTTATCAGGCCAAGGCAACATCACAGCCTTCCAACACGTCCCCCACCCGTGCGGCCTATCAGGTGGGGTTTTGCTTTAGGTCAGGGCCTTGATCAGCCCCCGTAGCGCGTTCCCGTCCGCGCCTGACCGAAGGCGGGCTAGACCTCGACGGCTTCACCCCAACTAGGCCCAAGATCAATGTCGCACTTGTTCGGCACCTGTAACGTGATCGCCGCTTCCATTACCTCTCGGATCTTCTTAGCGTGCTCTAGATCGCGCACACTGCACCCCAGTTCATCGTGAACCTGCAATAACGGACGCTCGCCGGCTTCGTACAGATCGACCATCGCTTGCTTGGTCATGTCAGCCGCAGACGCCTGTATCAAACGATTCAGTGCTTTGTACGTGAACGCACGCCGCAGGGGCGTTGTGTCGCCGTACTGGGCGCGTGCTTCTTTCTTGGGCAGTGCTTTCTTCAGTTCATAGCCAAGTGGCTCAAACATATCGAAGCGGCACTTGCGGCCTTTTAAACTTCGGATCGAGCCGTCGTCTTTCTGATCCACGGCCCGTGATACGCCATTCATCAACTCTTTAACGAAGGGCACCCGGTTGTGGTATTGCTTTGTAATTTCTTTGGCAGTGTCAACATCGACGTCTAGCTGGTCTGCGAGCTTGTTTACACCCATGCCATACATCATCCCAAGGTTGATCGTTTTCGCCTGCTTACGCGGGATTTGGGCCATCTCAGCGACCATTGTATGAAAGTCCATGCTCGCGTCACTGTTGTAGCCGTCTACAAACTCTTGAGCGCCGCCAAGCGGCTTGCTTTTCCATTTGCCAAAGATCTGCGCGTAATGCACCAAGATCCGTGGTTCTTGCTGCGAGAAATCGATTGCAGCCCACTGCTCATCTTCTTCTGGCAGGAACAGACTACGAATCATAGGTCCCAGTTCTGGATCGCGAGCCGGTATCTGTTGCAGATTTGGGTTGGACATGGACAGGCGACCGCTGACGGTGCCCCCATCATCACTTCGCAACTGGTTAATGTGGCCGTGAATGCGGCCTTCTTTTGACACATACCGCATGATCGACGACACAAACGTGCCCTGCACCTTGTTGAGGTTGCGGGCCTCAACGACCATCTTTGCAAACTCGTGTGGGTTGTCACTCAAGAACGACTTGGTAAACGACGGCTGCCCGGTCGCTGTACGTGGGTATTTGATATTCAGTTTGTCGAACGCTTTCGCAAGTGACGCCGCCGCCCAGATCTCTACCTCGCCCCCGGCCTGTGCTTCGATCTTTTTGAGCACGGCTTTCTCGCGCTTGATCAGTGCCTGCTTTGTCCGCTCGCAGCGATCCATGTCCACCCGGATACCCCGAAAGGTCATGTCGATCAGGCAAGGCGTGAGCCGCGTTTCGAGATCCCAAACCGTGTTGAGGTCTTGCTTGGCAATCTCTAGCTTAAAAAACTTATACAAATCAAAGGCTAACCGTGCGTCCATCTCGGCATAGGGCCCGACAAACTGGCTCGGCAGTTTCCAGAGCTCGGCTTTTGGATCGACACCAAAGTCGACTGCCGCTTGGGTCAGGAGCTTTTCTGACTTGGCTTCGCCCAGATAGTCGTAGGACAGGGCGTTAAGACTGTAGCTGTACCGGTTTTCGTCCAGCAGCGCCGCCATGATCATGGTGTCGATGATCGGGCCGTTGACCGGGATGTCCAAAGCTTTGAGCCAGCCCAAGTCGTATGGGGCGTTGTGCATGATCTTCGGACAGTCTGTGGATAACTGCTTCTTCAGCCAGCGCAGCACGACGTTCTTGTCGAGGTTGCCACCGCCAAGGTGCGCGATCGGATAGTAGGCTTCCCAACCGTCTGTCGCGACGGCGATGCCGACGACGTCACCGTCTTTGCGAGGCCATCCGGGGCCGTACTCTTTGAGGTGTGGATCGCGTGTCTCGAGGTCGATAGCGATTTCTTTGGCACCCGTCAGGTCTTTCAGTTCGAACGGTGCAGTCCATTCCGCGTTCGGGGTGAACAGCGGAAACTGCAAGCGCGTTTCTTTTTCCATGTTAGCTCCTTGGGTCATCACCCTTCGCGAAGCGCAAGTACCAGATAGCTTTGTTCAGATCCTCTTCTGCATCGAACTTCTTACCTGCACGCCAGTTGTATTTGAACGCAGCAAGGCGGCAGTAAGTGTTGACGGCGTCACGCCCGAAGGCAGCCACCATCGCATCGATACATTCGATCTCGGAGTCAGCGTAGTGAGGCGGCGAGTTGACCATATCCGGTAACATGCCTGCCGTACCGTTTGGAATGTCTTTGTAAAAGACTTTCTCTTTTTTGTTGCCGTTCATTACTTCAAAGTATTCGTCACTCAAAGTTGGTAACTCCGATAAAAGTTTTCTGGCAGGACAGTGAACAGGTTCTTCTTTGTGCGAGTAACCGCAACGTAGAACACGCGATGCATACTGTCTGGATCTGCGTCCATAGATCGCTCTGCAGCGACCGTCAAATCCGTAAACAGCACCACGTTATCTGCTTCACCGCCCTTTGCGCCGTGGATTGTTGATAGTTTGATACGGGGAGGCGCTGTGAGGTCTTCGCCTCGGCGCACCAGTGCGTTAACGTACGCGACGTCAACACCCGGTACTTTATCCAGAGCCTCGTTCCACGACATATCGAGCGTTGCCAACAAACCGTTGGTGTCCCGCAACTCCTCGAACGTGAACGTATCGTCTTCTTCCCCAAGAATCTTTTTGTAACCGCGCGCTACACGCACGCCGTTGCCTGTCATGTAACTGTACAGCACCTTGGCCAGATCGTATGTGATCGGCTGGCCGCGCTGCAATGTCCGCCATGCCTCGAGGGCCTCGCGAACTTTGAGCCGTAAGCTTTGTCGCCCCTGTATCTCAAAGAAATAGCCTTGGCTTTTGAGATGGTCGCGCACCGGGTTTAGAAAGTACGCCGCTTGCGACAAGAAGAGCCAAGAGCCGTGATCCATGTCCAATTCTGCAAAGGTCGAGATGTTTTGTATGCGGCCCTCTTCTGTCTTGGGCAGATACGACTTCGGGAACCGGTTACGGATGCGCCGTGAGATCCGGTCAGCCACTTCGTGTACAAGGCGTGGGATACGGAAGCTTTGCTCTAGCACCTCGCTGCCGCCGGGCAGGTTGATGAAATGCTCCACGTCTGCCCCAGACCACTTGTAGATCGCTTGGTCGTCATCGCCTGCGCAATACATGCGCTCTGACTTTGCATCGATGGCGTGGGCAATGTCCCACTGCAGCGGACTCAGATCCTGCGCTTCGTCCAGCATGGATAGCTTGAATGACGGGCACGTCTCATGGGCAGACCGTGCAAAGAGCTCGAGCATGTCTGTGTAGTCGTAGACCCCAAACTCTTTCTTGTACTGGGCCAAGGCCCGTGCTGCGTAGTCCACTTCGAGCCATGTGTATTCCAGATCACTGGCATTGTACTCGGTCTGTAGCTCTGACTTCTTGAGCCGGGACAGTGTGATCAACCGTAAGATCGGTGACTCTTTGCGCAGGCTGTTGCTCAGATCCTCTTCGACCTCATACATGGGGACGTCACCGCTGACCAGTGCGATCCCAATCTTGCGCTCGACTTCACGGTAGTGCTGCGCAGTCATCAACTGCTCAGACTTCAGTCCGGTCAGATGAAACGCCAGACTGTGGATAGTTCGGAAGAACGGCAAGTCAGTCTTTGGATCGAGGTTGAAACGTGCGGCAGCCCGCTCTTTTGCTTCGGTAGCGGCCTTGCGCGTGAACGCAAAGAACGCGATCTGTGTGGGCGGTACACCATCAGCCAATGCCTTGTCGACTAGATTCAACAGTGTGGTTGTCTTACCGGTGCCGGGCGGCCCAAAGATACGCTGCATTAGCTAACCCGCCATAGTCTAATCAAGACCTTGTCGTCGGTAGAATCTTTGTGGTTCTTGCGTTGTACGACACCGTAGCCCGCGTCAACCATCGCTTTGCGTAAAGCGTTTCGCTCTTTGCCCTCTTCAACCTCAATGCTATCGCCGACTTCCATGTCTCTCACCAGCTTGACCCAGCGTCCCCAGCCCGCTTTGGACGGAATGTCTAGCCCTTTCTCGATCTTCAAAACGGAACCTCTTCATCTGCCGTAAACCGTGGATCGCGAATCTGTGTCTTTGTAACCTTATGCGCCGGAATCTTCCACAGGCGCACGACCTTGCTTTGAATGCGTAACTGCGTGGCTTCACCGTTGATGTCTCGCAGGCGCTGTGCGATCTGGTGAGTCTTAAAATGCTTGAAGTTAGCCTTGAGAAGGTGGCCTTCCAGATCTTTGAGCCGGAAGTATGTCTCGTTCTTTTCTTCGTCTGTCCAAGGGCGCTTGAGCAGGATCTGTTCTTTTTCTTCAGCCGCTTGGTGTCCAGTACAAAACTCTTCCAAGTGCTCGTTGAATATACCGTTGACGCTGACGTCCTCTGACACTTCGATGATAGACCCGTCTGTCTCTTGCATCTCAGTCAGCAGAGCGTTGATGCGTGTCTCCCACATGTCTTTTTTCATGGTGCGTGGGTAAAAGTTAAGCTGCTCGACGCATGCCCGCTGAAACGCCATCTGGTTCAACAGATCGTCTGTGCCCATCTCCAGTGGCTTGCCCTCTACGTCCAGAAACCAGACCGGGGGCACGGAGTTGTACTTGCGTAGGTTGGCAATCTGCACGCCCGACACCACGGCCTCAATCCCAAACTTGCGCGTCATGCACAGTTCTTTGTTACAGACCGAGTTGATCGGGGCGTCTTTGCATTTGTATGCGTAGTCTTTTCGGTGTAGCTGCTTGGCGACCGCATTGACTTCACCCAGCGGTAGTGGCGGGTGGATGAACTGCATGTTGTGCGTCAGGATCTCGGACTCCCACGTATCTGGAAAAGCTTTGCGTAGATACACTCCGACGTTAAACAAGCCGTTGTTACGTGCGCCCTCACCAATCCCGTCTTTGCACAGTGTCTGCAGGCACGGTGGGCCGTCCTGTATGGGCAGGCTACTGTCCTGCTCGACGATCAGGGCCAGCGCTTGTTCGCGTGTCTGGACGTTTTCAGCAACCAGTTCAAAGAACTCTTCTATGGTTGCAGCACTGCTGTCTGGGTTGAACGCGTAGCGCAGGCTGTTCTCATGGTCGAAGTACGGCATGTTCAAAAAGTTGCCGACGTCGCCTCTATCTAGGTTCAATGCGATCTGTTTTGGGAAGATCTCGCTGCCACCGTACCCCAGACCGACAGAGAGCCGCGTTAAGACTTCTTGCATGTCTTTGGCGGGTATGAAGTCGGTTGTAAACAAAAAGACGTGAGCGCCGCCAGATTTGCTTCTACAGACCACTAGCGGCAGCTTCAGATTAGTCAGCTTGTTGATTAATGCGGTGTGGTCGAAGTTGTATTCGTCGATGTCGATACAACCCCAGCGGCACATGTTGTCTTCGTTGATCGGGATGATCCCGACAGACTGTGTGCCATCAAGGTGGGCTTGCCACGTCTCTTCAGTCCGTTCTTCACGGACGATCATCGCTTTACCGGTGGCTTTGCCTTTGCTGTTGCGATCTTCGATCTTGAACGTGCCGTATGCCAGCCGTAATCCATCGAATATCGTTGAAAACTTATCTATCATCTATTATTCCAAAGGCCCGGACGGCCCTGCGGCTGAGAACGGCATGCAGGGCCTTGAGACACCGGGTTGCCTATTGCGGTTAGAAGGGGTCAGCCCCTTCTGGTTCTTGAACGTCAGCAGTGTGCTTCACCGTTACTTCTCCACCACGAATGGATTCATAGAACGATTTAGCACTACGGTAGACGTTCGCGTCCTCAACCTGACCGTCCAGTTCGATGTTCCAACCATGCCAAGAGCCCTTGGAGTTCTCTTCTTTGATGGTCGACATCTTGTACACATGTGAAAAACGCGGCGGCTGAAACGCCTCGCCCTTCGCATTGAGCATGGTCCGTGACGCGATCATGGAGTTCCACTTACGACTCTTCTTGAGTTGTGTGGACTTCATGGGTATCAGCGCCGTGCTGAACGTACCGTCGTCTTCCAACACCACCACATAGTGCTGGTGCGTCTCTTCGAGGTACTCGCCCTCACCACCGACCACGTAGTCTTTGTTGTCGCTTTCGTCACGCTTGGTTTCCGGGCGGTCGTCTTCGATACCGTAGTTCTGCAGCGGTGCCCCAGAGCCTGCGCCCCGTGGTGCCCACATCAGGAACCGGCGCTCGTAGTGGCAAGGAATGACTTTGCAGCCTTCTTTGCCTTTGTAGATCGCGCCCGTGACCGTGTTGTACACGTCACCCGGCTTCGCATCGATGACCTCTAGGATCTCGTCGTTACCGGACAGGATCTTGAGAAATGGCAATGCCAAATCGTCTTGATCCATCTGCATGCCGACACCGGCATCCGCTTCGAACATGGTAGCGTCGACAACTGCGACGTCTTTGTTCTTCTCTTCACTGACTTCTTTACTAGCCATTATCAACCTCTCTTGATTTCTGCACGTTGGCCAACCCAAACTCCGAAAAGCTCCATGTCAATCTCTTTGCCTTCTTCAATGCGGCCCTTAGCCCAACTGCGTAGAGTTGCGCTGTGGATTTCCGCTTTGCGTTCTGGCTGAAGCTGACGCTCTTCAAGGTCGTGAAACAACGCAGACGCTTCATTGTCCTGTTCTTTGTTGAACCGGCAGGTGATGGTGTTCTTGATTAGATCACCCTCGTTACGAGCACGTAGCCATTCAAAGGCTTTGTCCTCGTTGTCCTTACTGATGCGTGCGCCGTAAGTTGGCTTTATGGTGACTTTGGACCCGTCGTGCAAACTGAACGTAGAAAGGTTGAGTTCCTGCATTGCAGACGGCAGATCTTCATCTGTCATCTTCAACAGTGTTGCTTTCGCACCTTTTAGTTCAAGTTCTAGTTGTTTGACGTGTTGCTCCTGCGCGATAATTTTTTGCGCTAGTTTTGCAACCGCGCCAAGTCCAGAATCGTTGGGAACTTCAAGTGAGCTATTGCTGTCACCCTCCATTTCGTCTAGTAGACCCATTTCGTTGTCCTCGGTCGTGTTTAGTGAATTAAGCGCCTTTCGACACTTCCCAAACGCAGGTTAATCTTATATTGTCCTTTATGTCAACGAAAAAGAAATCAAATGTACGAATTTAAAACTGAGCCTTACGAACACCAGAAAATAGCCTTCGACAAATCGTGGGAGCGCAACGCCTACGCCCTATTCATGGAGATGGGCACAGGTAAAACAAAGGTGGCAATTGACACCCTAGCTGCGCTGTATGAAGCCGGACAGGTAGAAGCCGCTCTGATCATCGCACCAAAAGGCGTGTACGCAAACTGGGTAAACAAAGAAATCCCGCAGCACCTGCCTGACCGCATAGAGCGTAAGGTTGTGCTGTGGCAGCCGAACATGACACAGAAGTTCAAAGCGGAGTTACGGGACGTGGCCGTGCGCAAAGCCTCGGGGATTCTTCGAATCTTTGTAATGAACACGGAAGCCCTGTCTACAAAGAAGGGCAAAGACGTGGCGAGTAAATTTTTGGATTACAACCCGGACAGCTTTGTGGTCGTGGACGAAAGCACGTCGATCAAGAACCGTGCAGCGCAACGCACCAAGAACATTATTGGGTTGGGCAAGAAAGCCAAGTACCGACGCATTCTGACAGGATCACCCATTACAAAGAATCCTATGGATTTGTTTTCACAGTGCGGGTTTCTCGGCTCGAAAGAGCTAGGCTTTGACAGTTACTACGCCTTTCAAGGTCGCTACGCACAACTACAGCAACGCAAGTTTGGCGCACGTAGCTTCCAACAAATCGTTGGGTATCGGAATCTTGAAGAACTCAACGAACGGCTCGAACGCTTTAGCCACCGTGTGCTGAAAGAGGACTGCCTTGATCTGCCAGATAAGATTTACACCCAGCGGTCTGTTGAGCTTACAAAAGAACAAAAGCAAGCCTACGAGCAAATGCGTCAATACGCGCTGGCGATGTTGGACCAAGGGGAGTTATCCACAACCCAGAGCGTGCTCACACAAATCATGCGTCTGCAAGAGATCTGTTGTGGCCACCTACGCACTGACGACGGTGAGATACAGGCGCTGCCAAGCAACCGCATGAACGAAATGCTCGAAGTGATCAGCGAGATGATGGGCAAGGTAATTATCTGGGCATCTTACGTTTACGACATACAGGCGATAGAGCAAACACTCAAAGACACGTATGGCCCAAGTTCCGTGGTCACTTTCTACGGTGCCACGCCTGCTGAAGAGCGAGCCGACATTGTAGCCAAGTTTCAAGAGCCGGACAGTGAGGCGCGTTTCTTTGTGGCGAACCCACGCACCGGGGGCTATGGACTGACCCTTACTGCCGCGACTAACGTGCTGTATTACAACAATTCGTACGACCTTGAGATCCGGCTGCAGTCAGAAGACCGCGCACACCGGATCGGGCAGGAACATCATGTGTTGTATGTGGATCTGGTCAGCCCCAAGACTGTAGACGAAAAGATAATTCAAGCGTTGAAAGGCAAGATAAACCTCGCCCAACAAGTGCTGGGCGAGGAAGCGCGTAGCTGGCTTATCTAGGGGCTTGTGGTAAGCCGGCTATGCCCTGTTGCTCGATCAGTGAAGACACTGGATCGTTTGGATACAACGCTGCGTAACGTTGTCTGATCGTCGGATCGGGGGCCGCTGGCGGTCGTGCCGCTGCTGGTGGCGTCTGGGGTGTCATAGCAGCAGGTGCTGGCCCAGCGATCGGGGGTGCCACGGGGGCTGCGGGAGTGGGGTCTGGTGCAGATTCCTCTACTGGTCGTACGGCAACGGAGGAATAGTAACTGGGCGATCCTAACAATCGAGATGCCACATAACCATAAACGCGGCTTATACCGGCTATTTGTTCGTTTTCAGTTGCTCCAGCACGTAGCGCCTTAGCCAAAGCAGAAGCCCCACCGGGTTTGGAAACGTCTATTAAAACTTCTTTGAACGCCATTTGGGGAAGACCCAAAAATTGGTTTTGAGCAAGCTTGGCACCTGCACCTGTGGTTTGGATTGTGGGACTGAGGCCCAGCATCTTCGCGACTTCTGACACCGCTTGTGCGCCACCGAAACGTGCTACAAAGTCTTTCATGGCATCGGTGTCTTTGTAATCGATGAAGTTGTCTGCGCCCTCGCTCAGAGCCTCTTGTAGGTTTTTACCGCGCTGCAAAAACTCTTTCAGCGACTTCGCCTCTGCCTCGGGCAAAACTCCAGCGTTCTCAAGAACTTTAGCTAAAGGCACGCCGCCCTCTTTGAAATTGCCAAAACCGTGGACGTCTTTAGTTTTTTGTGTGTCGTACAAGACATCGTAAAGTTTACGGAAATCAACCACGGCTTTTCCGTCGCGTGTAGAAGGCCCTCTGGTTTTGGAGATCACTGACCCGAGAACCGTGGAAAACAAACCCCGGCGCAACGAGTCTTTGTAGGCGTCGTTTCCCGAAGCTCGATTGATGTCTTTTGCTATTTGACCAAGTCGTTGCTCTGGAAAATCGCCTATCAATATGTTGGTCACAACTTTTTCGGCGCTTTCTGCCTCTAAAAACGACCCCAAATTAGCTTCATTTGCCCTAGTTTTTGCACGATCACTGGCGGTATCAAATGCAGCCTCTAAAGCTGTTTGAGCGCGGGAAACGTCAGATAGATCGTCTAGCAGGGCACCGTTTGGGTCTATGGCCAATATGGTGTTTTTGTATTGGTTTTTAAAACTATCTAGTTGTTTCTGAGTGAGTTGTAGAAACTCCTCTCGCTCTCCTGTGATAGGGTTCACGCGGCTGCTCGGGGTAGCAATACGTGCGAGTTTGTCACGTAGAAAAGCGTCCATAGCGCCGGTGACAGATCCCAATAAGTCCTCATCTTGCACGCCCTCAAACCGCATGGCAGTCAGCATGTCTTCTACGCGTTTGGCTTGCGTGCCGTCCATGCCCAAGAACAAACGATCCAAAGCCGTCTCTGGATCGATGACATCTGCGCCTGCAGCTTTAGTGCGCCCCAGTTCCCCCGCAAAAGTTTGATTGAAAACCCGGTTGTATGCGTTGGCGTATCTTTCTGCCGTGCCTAGAGCCTCTAAGTTTGCGTCTCTACCGGCAGCCAGCCCGTCGTTGATTCGTTGTTGAATCGCAACATTTACACCGTTGTCCAAAACAGCCAGTTGAGCCGTTGTCGGGCCCTCGATAAAACCTTTTTCCGCAGTTCTTTTTGCTTGTCGGATTTTATTGCGGAAAGCAAGTATTTCACCAAGCGTTTGAGGCACTGCTTCATCTTGCACGAAATCAGACAAAGAAATTTTGCTCAGATCGTCTTCGATGGTCTTAATGTTGCGCTGCACAGATTCTACTTCTTTCGACGTTTGTGCTAACTTCAAGACGTTTGCGCGTACTCGTTGCGGTAACTCTGTGCCAAGAGCCCCTTCTTCGTCTGCCTTTTTACCAAAGCCAACAAGGACTTTATCTAAACGTGCTTCGTAGCCACGTTTTTGAGGACCACCCAACGTGTCTACTAATAAATCAAACTCGCTGAATGCTTCTGGATCGTTTTGTGCGGTCCTTTGGAAGGTCGCGCCGATAGTGTTTAGGCGGTTGTTCAACGTCTTTTTGCGTTTGCCAGCCTCTGTCACGATGTTGTCGAATACGTCGCCACCTAGATCTAGACCGTAGTTTTGCAAATCTTTAACTAGATCGCCTTTTAAATCCCCTGCTGCAGTCAGTAAAAAGTCCGCAGAAAGTTGTCGATACGCCTGCAAAATCGGCGTAGTGTCGATGACCATGCGTTTGTCTACGGCGGCGTATAACTTACGACGTACCTCTTTTGCCTCATTCATCGCTTGCACAGCAGCGTCTTTGAGAATCGCTCCCTGCTGTTTACTTACGTCCACACTAGTCAGATCGCCTTGACGCACCGCACCGGCTTTTTCTGCGGCGTTAGCTGCCTTCAGCATGGCTTGATCGATAAGGTTTTGCAGTTGAGTGCTAAAAAGTTTCGTTTCAAGTCTTCCCGCTTCTTGCAAAGCTTCTTGAGTTTCTACGTCTTTCAAATTTTCAATAATTTCAGACACTTTGCGAGACGCGTCTTCGCCCGCTCTTTTTGTCTGCTCAGACAAGATGGGGTTGTTTTTTCTAGTAATAGCTTCTTGCAGTAGGAAAAATGGGTTGTTGGTTAGTTGTCCCGGTGTAACAGATTTTGCGAAATCTGGATCTGCGGCCCGTAAACGGTCTAATTCGTCTGCAAATTCTATGGGCTTGCCACCAGACGTTTCATACGCCCGAGCGATGAACTCTGCGGCTTTTTGACGTCGGAGTCGATCACCGCGATCTCGTAAGCCAAACAAGTTTGCAGCAGAACCTTTGAATCCTTTTTCGTCAATATCAGTTGCAATCACGCCGGCCGCTGGCCGTGCAGCCTCAGCCACTAAACCTACACCGGGTGTGGGGACAATCGAACCTACTAGACCTGCAATTAAACGCACTTCGTCATCACCGGGATAATATGCTTCCGCGAAACCTTCTGCTGCTGCCGGGACGACACTCAAAAACAACTCTTGAGCAGCAAATTTGGTAGGCCCTGCCTCCCGTGCTCTTTTTCCAACACCGCTAACCACGTCTTCTAAAAACTGCCGTCTAGCTATTTGTCCAGTACCCTTGGTTCCAACAGCACTTGTAGGATCTACCTTTAGAGCAGCCTCTCTCTGCGCCTGTAAACGAGCCATTAAACGTTTTGATCCAAAATCGACGGCGTCCGGTATGGCTTTCAAACCAACTTGTGTAGTCGGGCTCAAAGAGGCAACGGCACCCAATGTTTCGCCTGCAACCCCAAAAGGTCTTTCAGAGGGAAGTAACTCGCGTTCATCAAAAACAACGTCTTCTAAAACCTCTCCGGCACCTGTTGCACCAACTACAAGTGCGGTAAGCAAGCCGCCGCCTAATAAGACAGGAGCAGATGCGACACCTAACGCAGCCAAACCAGTTGCAGCGGCGTATCCGGCGGCACCGGCAGGCAAACCAGAAACCGCACCACGTCCGAATCCTTCTGCGAGCGTGTATCCGGGACTAGCCACCAAATCATCCGGGTCTCTCCCTATCAACTTGGCGACAATGACTTCATTTGTAAACCCGGCTTTCCGTGCAGCCTGCACGTCAAAATTGTTTTTCTCACCGAGTTTCTTCGCAATCGTGTCCATTGCGGTTCTTTCGTCAAAGCCTTTTTCGCGCAACATTTCGTAAGCGCCCGAAAAATCAAAATCGAGCGGCTGTTGCAACTTTTGTCGCGCCGCATCCAAAGCCTCTTCTTCTTTGTCTAAACCAGCGCGGGTTTGCTGGATGACGGTCGACGGTAGATAAGTGCTAGGAATCGGCATTATTTAAAAAACTTATCGAGTTCATCAAAGACTTCCTCGGACGGCTTCAATTTGTTTTCGTACGCTTGAATCACGTTGTCGTATTCGGCCTTGATGGCGTTCATTTGCGCTAAATCTTCTTGCACCTTTGCAATTTCACGTCGGTTTAGATTTGCGTTTTCCAGCAAGTCGGTTTGGTTTTCAATACCGAGATCCATTGTCTGACGCGCTATTTTGAAATAGTCCAGAGCTTCTTCGTCTTGCAAAGAGAAACCGCCTGCAGGAACCTGTAAATTCTTCAACATTCGTTGAAGTTCCACATTGTCTTTGCCGGGTATCGCGGCCATCAAAGTGGTCGTAGCAACGGTGCTCAACGTTTCAACCGCTTTTTGTGCTTGTTTAGTGTCCCGTGCAATACCGGGTTCAATACCGAAAATGATATTACCGGCTAAGTTTGCAACTGTACCAAACCTGCTGCCGATAGCCTCCCGGCCGCCTGTTGCAAGCGTGATGTCCTCTATGTCTTGCGTGATACGCGGCGGGAACGACCGTTGTCCGCTGGCCGTGGGCGCTGCCTCACGACCCGCTCCCGGCACAACTAAGCGCCCGGTAATTGGGTCAAAAGCTCCGCCGGGTAACTGTTGCTGTACCGGTCCACCTTGAGCGAAGCCTTGTAGAGACGGTATCGCGATGCCCATCTCTTTACGGGCTTGCAGCGCACTACGCAGTGATGGAGGTAGAGGTACAACCGCCATTGGGCGACCAGAAACGTCAAGACTTTGCCGTCCGTAAACGTTAGTCAAAGCTTGATCAAAGCCCGGTATTGTTACGCCCTGTGCATATTGCCTAATAAGGTCGGGGCTGCCCAGAAGGGTTTGTTGCTCGGCAGCGGTGCCATACGGTAAGCCGCCTTGTGTTGCTACAGCGGCGTCAAATAACGCTTGTTGATTTGCCAATAACGCTTGGTTCTGAGCCCGTGCGTCTTTTCTTAAATTAAGGTAACTGTTGAGTTGTTGGTCGTAGGCTGCGATGTTTAAGCCTTGTTGCATGGCCTCGTTTCGCAACACCTTATACTGCTCGTCGATCGCGTTGAGGCGGTCTTGTTCTGATTCTCCGGTGCCAAACAAGCCGGTAGCATCCGTGCTTGGCTTACGAGCTAAAGTGTCTTCTGCGATCTTGGTTTCAAGATCAAACCGCTCTTCGTCCAGAGACAGAAGTTGGTTACGATATTGGTTCATTGCCTCGTTTTGGTCACGAGTGACCTGCAACCGGGATTCTTGCAGCGCAGCGTTGATTTCGCCTTGAGCCTGATCTCTAGCGATCCCTAGCTCGTTGTTTAGTCGCGCAAGATCTTGTGTATTTTGGAAATTTTGCGCGATTTTCGACATGTCTTGGTCGAAACCTAGATTCGCTAACTCGATCGCGTTCTCCTGCATCTTTAAACGAGCACGGTTTGCAATGTCTTCGTTTTGATCTCTTGCAGCGGTGTTGAATTCTTCCTGCAAAGTCATTTGTTCTTGTTTAATACGGTTCAACTGCTCGTTGGTGTCGGTTTCAAACTGTTGCCGGTCATTTTGCATGAACAAGTTGAAACCGTAACCAGCCATCAACGTATCTGCAGCCGCGCCCATCTGCGCTTTAGATAGCTTTCCTTTGAAAGCCGTATCCTGCCGACGCGCTGCTGCGCCCAAGATAGAATCGATTGATTGGGCTCGACGAGCCTCTGCCGCCGATTTGGCTCGGGTTTCAGTGCCAATACCTTCCTTTATAGCTGCTAACTTTATCGCACGTTCTGTTTCACGTTGTTTGGCAAGCCGTTCGCCCTGTCGTTGTGCAAACGGTGCAGCCGCTGCGCCCAACTGCGCTAGAAAAGGCTGACCTGCGATATTACGTCCTTGGGCATCTCGTCCCGAGGCGAATTGGAAACCTGCTGCCGCTAAGTCCAGTGCCATTTGTTGTTTACGAGCTTCGTCTGCACCACCCAGATCGGCAGCTTTTGTCATCAACGCCTCATAACGAGCCGCCGCGTCTTCTGCGCTTTCTACTTCTGCAGGTTGTAAAGATTCACGAAAAAGAGCGCCCATCAATCGCTCGTCACCCAAATAATCTCCCAACGGAGCAACTTGGTCTATTGTCGCAATGCGAGCGTCTATAGAGGGTGTGGGATCAAACGGATCGTAAACGGCACCCGCCGCTGCAAACTTTTGCACGGGCTTTTGGACACCACCGCCTGCCGCAAATTGTTGCGGAGCCTCTTCCATTGGAGCGCCGGCCATCATCAAAGCGCCTATGCCCTGACCCATATCGGTTGGAGCGCCAGCGTCTGTCGCCATGTCCACGTCTTGTGTCATGTCCCGCATCAGATCGCCAATACCACTGTTCAAGGCACCTTCTTCGGTCATCATAATCGCAGGCTGGACCATAGCCAAAACAGCCTCTGGCGTGGCCATAGCGTCGTCTTGACCTACAAACTCAGCCAGTTCCGTGCGCCGTGCTTCGATCGGCATGTCGTTGCCACGTATGGCATTGATCATGCTTTCTATATCTTCGGCTTGGTCGATACCACCAAGTGTTTGGGCAACGTAATCAAGACCAACCTGCTGACCTTCAGCTTCTGAGGCTACTTGCACTTGCCCAGCAGCTTCTTGTGGCATGATCGGGCCGCCTTCTTGCTTGGCAATCACGCCACGGCCCATCAGAATGTCTTTTTGTGTGATCTTGCCGTCGCCGCTGAGATCGGGAAAGTCGCTTTTGTTTGCCGAACCGCCATCTGCGAGTAAAGCCGGTCCCGGGGTCCGGTTACTAATTTCAGCTATGGAATGAGTCAAGCGAGGCATGACGTCCGGTTGTTGCATCATAGGTCCACCGGCTCCCATTGGAGCCTCTTGCAAAGGCCCACCACCGAACTGAGATTGCTCGGCACGATGAACTAAATCAACAAACTCGTCGACTTTTTGCATTTGTTCCTGTTGCATGGGTCCGATGTACTTGTTACCCAGATAACCCTTGTAAGTTTCCAAAGGGTTCTGCTGCATCTGCTGCATCTGCTGCTGGATTGTCCCGCCAATCGCTCGGTTTGATATGTCTGGGCCTCCCTGACCTAGCTGTGGGCCTTGCCCGATATACTGCGGATTACTGTTTAAAAACGAAGGTTGTTGAAAGGCCGTCGTCTGACTTTGTCTGAGCGTGGTGGCAAAAGGGCTTTCGTCAATGTTTTGTGCTATTTGGCCGCCATTGGCTCTAAATAACGGTCTATCTGTTACAGCCATTAGAATGCCCTCGCTAAACCAGCCGCACCTGTTGCCAAGCCCGCTACTTGTTGAGCAAAGCCCGGACTAGGTGACGATTGTTGGAATACAGCACTTTGTGACGAAGGCAACGCCTTAGTCATGTCTGCCAAGAAACCTAACTGCTGGAACGGCTGATCGTAAGCTTGGCGCTCTGCTGCGAATTGCGCGTTCAATACATTTTGCGCCTGCTGCTGTTGCACGCCTCCGAAGCCCATCAGTTGTGAAGCGTCTGCTGCGCGTTGTTGCTGCGCCTGCTGACCTAAGCTCGCTTGTATTTGACCCATAGAGGCCAGACGACCACCGAGTTGGCCTGCCTGACCGGCAAGTGCCCCAATGCCTTGTGCCGCTTGTTGTTGCTGACCTGCCAACGCGGCGAGTTGCGCCACGTCTGCTTGGCCTAATTGACCAAACTGTAGCCCCATCTGACCGCCTGCGCGAGCTAGATCGGCACGTTGACCCGCCATTTGCGCCAGTGCTTGTTGTCCTTGCATACCAAGTTGGCCGCCTTGCATTGCGCCACGTTGTGCCATTTCTGCCGCAGACATGCCTAGCTGACCACCTTGAAGTGCCGCCTGCTGGCCCATCTGACCCGCTTGCAGACCCACTTGACCGCGAAGCTGTTGAGCCGCCTGCGCTGCTTGCGCTTGCGCTTGTGCATTCGCAGCAGCTTGTTGTTGGGCGGCCATGCCCATCTGACCGCCTTGTTGCGCGGCAGCCATTCCAAGTTGCGCTTGTGACTGTCCCAAACCAGCTTGCTGTTGAGCTAACTGAGCTTTCAGTTGCTGTGTGCTAATACCCATTTGGGCGGCTTGTGCCGCGAGCCCTGCTTCGGACTGCGCTAACTGTCCACCAAGACCAGCCGCTTGTAGTTCACGCCCTTTGCCTGCTTCAAACGCTTGCTGTGCCGCTTGTAACGCTTGTCCGTAGCCTTGACTTAGAAGGTTTGCACGTTGTCGGCCTATCTGTTCGTTGACGCCGCGAGTAATCTCGGCCTCTTCAATACCACCGCGTGAACCCCCAAAGGCTCCTGCAGCGACTTGGCGTGCCCTAGCACTTTGTTTTTGTAATTCTCCAGCACGAATAGCTTCTTGCGTATTGGCTTCGATGACCTGTTGCATGTACGGGTCCATAAATGCACCAATACCACTAGGGTCAAACTGCTCACCAGCGTCAATTAATCCAGTGCGAATAGTCCCGATATCGCCTCTTGATCCAAGAATACCGGTTTGTCCTACGGTAGCCTCTCGTTCTGCCTGTCGTGCTGCAGAACCTAGACGGCTTTGCGCCCCTGCTGTAGTACCTGCGGCTCTACCCGCTTGACGCAATAATTGTTGCTGAGTTTGGGCCGCTGTTTGTAGCCCGCCTCGTGTGGCGGTGCCTAGTTGACCACCCAAAGCTTCGGCTGTGCCGAGGGCCCCGATGCCTACATCAGAAGCCAGTTGGCGCGCTTGGTCTGCTCCAAGCCCTAATCTTGTCGCAGTGTCAGAAGCTGCACGCTGCGCTGCAACGTCTGCTGCAGAAAGCCCCTGCTGGGCGGCCTGCACCTGTAAAGGTATACCTGCAGCCGCACCGGTGATGTCGGTTGCAGCTTGTGAAAGCCCTTGAATAGCTTGATCCCGGAAACTGTAGGGCTCTGCCCGTGTGTCGGCAGCTAGTCTTTGCGCTTCACGTAACGTTCCCAAACCGCCTTGTTGTGCTAGAAGTGCGGCCTCGATACCGGGCAACGCACCTGCTGTAATGACGTCCTGACCTGCCTGCGTAGACTCCAATGCGCCTGTCAAGTACGGCTCATAACCGCCAATACCAGTACGGATAAGTTCTCCAGCCGCAATCTGATCGGCAGTCATGCCTGCTACAGCTTGAGTTGGGGCTTGAATCGCGCCTCGTGGCAAGCCGGTCTCAGGGTCAAGAATCGCTGCGCCAGTGACAGGGTCAACACCCTGCAGGCGCTTCATGTAATCTAACGCGTCTTGATAAAGCCCAGCTTTATACGCCTCGATTTCCGGGGCTTCGCGGACTATCTGGGTTGTGGTTGTATTCTCTGCCATTACGCCATTCTCTCGAACTTGCTCATCAGAGCGTACATATTTTTCATTCCGTTTTCGCGGTTGCCGTTACCAGCGCCACGTACTGCTTTCGCCGTAAATACAAACTCGCCATCGCTCAACATAGCCGGTATGTCGTCACTGGTTTCAGTTCCGGGGCCGTCAATACGTCCGTTCATACGCGGGAAGTTATCGATCTCTCCACCTTCTGCTTTCCCGCCGGGTTGGGGTTGCAAAACCGGCGCTTGCAAAAAGCCATATTGGTCTGTCACATCTTGGATCGTATATGTCGTTGGCAACTTCAAAGTGTCTGACCCAAGGCGATATTTAAAACCTTCGGGGCCTTCCAGATAATCAAAACCCGTTACTTGTTCTGCGACGTTGAAATCTTCAGGCTCTTCGCGAGTTACGGCGTCCAAAGCCATAACTCCGGCAAAACCGGGGCCAAATTTACGGAGTGCACCGCCGATGCCAGAAAGAGAATCTTTAGCTAGTTTGGCAGCATAAGTTTGTACATTGTAACCCGGTGGCAAAGTGCCCTGTGCAGCGGCCCGCTCTGCGATTGCCTGAGCTTGAGCGTTGACGTCCATGCCCGGCAAGAAAAGGTTTTTCAAACCTTCAATAGGTTGTGCTTGTACCTCGGGACCAATACCAAAAATTTGTTTGACGCTGTCCATTACGCCCGGTGGTTGGACTGTAGTAGGAGCGGGAGGCCCCATGCCGGCACCTGCCGCTGCACCTGCGCCTGCCGGAGCCCCGCCAACACCGGTCGTAGGTGCCCCTGTACCAGCTTGGTAATCCTGTATTTGAGAGTCACTGAAGCCCATGCGTTGTAAAGCTTCAGTGTCACTTCTTATTATGTCCGGAGTGGCTGATCGTGTTGTTATGTCCGAATACAACGGATTAGTAGGATCAGCATCTACCACAGCGCGTAAGCCCCCGGCATTTGCGTCGTACATCGCCTGCGTTGGCTTCGTCACCGCTTGCATGGTCGCTGGAGTCGTTGCGGTGGGAGCAGCAGCGGTTGTAGCAGCACGAACAGGAACTGCCGTACCGTCAGGCATGTAAGTAAACTGAGCTTGTTGTGCTGCTGGTGTTGCTACGCTCGGAATGGCTTGCGGAGGTGCTACGGCGGCCTCTACGGGCACTGCCGTACCGTCAGGCATGTAAGTAAACTGAGCTTGTTGTGCTGACGCCGCTTGCGAAGCGGCAGTTGGGTTTGCAATGCTTTCTAAAGATGACGCGGCAGCGGCTGCTTCAGCAGCTTGTGCTCCACCGGCAGCGGCGGCTTCTCCAAGAGTTCTTGTAAATGCTCCTTCGCCAACGGCCCCCGCCTTGAAGCCTTGGAAGAAACTACCGCCTTCACCGGCAGCGGACATACCACCGCTAATACCGTTCATTACACCTGCTGTGAGTCCACTCAAAGCTGCTGACTTCAACGCGTCTTTCAAGTTACCGCCGTTAATCAGTGTTGCGATGCCTGATCCGGCAGCCGCGCCCAAAGGTCCGAGGAAAGCAGCACCTACGATCGGTAATACAACCGTGACGGCTTTCTTTACGAACTTTTTGAGCCCCTTGAACAGCTTCTTCAAGAAGAATTCTGGTTGCCCGGTGACCGGGTTCAGAGAATTAAGCTCGTTACCTACCACATAACGCTCGGGCTCGATGCCCATGTCGCGCATTTGTGCAAAGATACGCTCTTTTAGAATCGGGTTTTTGCGGAAAACCTCCATTGGGATAACGGTTTCGCCTTCCGCAGCGTGAATCATGTATTCGTCTTCGTGACGACCAAAGGTTGCCAGTTGATCTGCTACACGTTTGACCGACGCGATACCCGCTTGAGGTATGTCATCGTCGTCATCCGTGGCCCAAGAGCCCTCGGTCGCGGTCAAAAAGGTAGCTATGCCACCGGCAGGAACCTCTATCGGTTCGATATCTTCAAATTCGTCGTATTGAAATGCTGGTTGTCCCATATCGTGATCGTACGCTTATGTGATATCTACAACAACAGAACCGTTCGTGCTGACCGATACGTTTCCGATGCTACCTGTTGCGCTTAACCCCGATGTAGACGGAGAAGATATGTCCTGCCAGACGTTACCAGTATAAACCTGTAAGACGCCCTCAGTAACATTCCAGATTATATCCCCCGCCCGAAACTGCAGTTCATCTCTTCTGCCCGCAGTAAACTGTGGCGTGGAGTCCGGATCAAAAGAGTCTAAACTGATCTCTAATAAACGTACAGCCTTGTTGTACGTGCTAGTCGGCACGGATTCGCCGACAGAAAAGGGTAAGCGCCCTTGTAAAAGCTTGCTCATCGTCGCCCGTTTGACTGCAGATCGAGGCGGGTGCCACCCAAACGGAAGCCCAAGCCTACGCGGTTTGACAAATCCGCATCGTCATCCGACTCAAAACGCAGTGCCAACTGTCTTGCGCGTGCTCGCATATCCACTTTTGTGGTCGTGGCAGTGAAGCTAGACGTCTGGTCCGTGGTCAGTGTGTCGCCGGGGAAGTTTCTTGCTTTGACGACCACGTTCATTTGCTGATCAGAGCCCCCAGTGCCGGTAAATTTGACGTCTGGGATCATACGTTTGATAAATTGGAACTCTTCTCCATCGCCAAGATCAAAGTCCGCTGACTCGATAAAGACGCCGCTCATGGGACTACCATCGTCGTCGTTACCGGTTTCGTGTTGGAACAAGCAGTTGTTTGAGTCACTGTTCACGCCTGCGGCTCTTGGGAACGCTACGATCCCCTCGTCTAGCCATGCGGTGCGGGACAAGTTGCCAATCGACCAAAGGTTTTCGACGTAGTTGTACACCACGTAGCGGTCTATTGTGTTGCTGTCTGCAGAGCAATAAAACCAACCAACCTCGTTGAATTGCTTGTTGAGAAAGCCAAAGAACTGGAATGCTTGACCCTCGTTGAAATCATCAAACACGTACGAATGGACGCTACAGGGCACCGGAGCAACAGAGCCGTTGTAGAGATAAAAGCCTTTCTTGTCCATCCAGAAAATGCCGTTTGGCGCGTTTACCGCAGCATTCGGGCCTATCAGGCTGATACCTTCGTTGATCAGGTTCAAACCGAACGTAAGGGGTGCGCCTATGAACTGAAGGCTGTATAACGCGACATCCGTCCAGATCAACGTCTCCTGACGGGCACGTAGGCCGCCAATGATTTCTGAACCCGCAGAGCACCGTAGAGATCCCGCCGTATTTGTAGCTTTCGGCTCCCACTCTGCAATGTTTTCTTGGTCAGAAAAGGCAATGAGAAGCGGATCTATCGAACCACTGCGGCTGCCACCACTGATCGGATCGGCTCCTAGCACAATTGCGTGTCGGTCAACGTCGGAAACCAACACCTGTAATCCTTTCGTAGGGGCGAGGTTAGCTCCTGCCAAAGAAGTTAAAGGCACCGCACGGGTGTTCAAGCCGTTTGTCTTGTCCCAGTAGTAAATGCTGCCCGCTCGAGGATTAGACACAAGGTCCTCACCGAAGTTGTCCATAGACCACAGACGTAGCTGGTTTGCGTCACCCAAGGACGTGGTCGATCCCCACGTACCAGATCCCCACGTACCAACACCCCAACCGGTGCCGTCAACAAACACGTCCAAACCAGAGTTAATTTGGTAAGTTCCTACGACACTACCACCACCGTTACCCGTGTCACTGCTGTTTGCAGTCACCTCTACGCTACTGGTGTCTTTTGCAATGATTGTAAACGTGTTCGCGGTTGGGACCGTTTGCACTTGGTATTCTTGGTTCAGAACATCCGCCGTGACGTTGCCGCCTAAGCTCGATGCACCAGAAAACGTGACAAAATCTCCGTTTACAGCACCGTGCCCGGCATCTGTGACAGTGATCGTGCTAGACCCGTTGGTGGCAGCAAACGTAACGTCGCCCGCACTGGTGGTTTCGCGTATGGGTGTGATGTCGTTGTAGCTCGCACCCTCTTGTATATACAGCTTGAACCGTGTGCCGAGGCCCAAGAGCTTTGTACCGTCAAGATCGACCCACCCGTGTAGTTTACGACCGGTGCCCTCGTACGAGGCTTGTATGTATTTTTGCCAACCGCCTATCTTCTCGGGCAGGCCCTTGCGGAATCGCACCAAATTACCGTCAAACCAGCCGCCCTCTGCGGTGTAGTCGGTGCCTTCTTTGTTGATTCCCGGATTGAAGATAAACTTTTGCAGCGGCATTACTGATAATCTCCTGTGCGGATTATTTCAGTCACCTCTAATGCACGATTACCTACCTGAGTAGCCCACCGGCTGTCCATAAATTCGTCGGCTGCGATATCAAACTGCTCTCGTGACATCGCTTCTAGGGCTTTTACAAACCCACGCAAGCGTGTCAGACCAAGATTGAAACATATATCAATCATGGCATCTTTTCGCGCCTCGTTGAGGGCGGCAAACCAGTAGTAAGTGTCGTCGAGCTCTTCTCGCACACGCCGGATGTCGTTAGCCAATAAATACTCGATTTCTTCTTCAGAGAGTCCTAAACCGCCTTTTTCGTCGATATTGCGTCCGACACCCACAGTGATCATGTTTTCTGAGCATTTGTACGCATGGCTACGCACACCTTCGTGACGCTTCAACATTCCTATTAGCTCAATACCCATTACTTCTCCCTGCTCACGCCTCTGGTCTTCTCGTAGCTTCTCATAGCACCCAGACCTAACATGCCGGTCATTGTAGTCATCAGTAGTGATGGGTCTATCTCAGGAACTTCTACCCAAATACCTGCGATAGGTGCGATCAATACATGATACAGAAGACCCAGACTACAGCACCAACCAATGCTGGGACGCCACCCGGCAACGAATAAAGACTTATGAGCAGCCTCTACCTTGTTGACTTCTAGCTGCCCCTTGGCTAACTCATTGGCATGGCGTTCTGCAAGAGTGCTCAACTCAAAGGCGATACGATTCTTTTCGTCTTTGTCCTCAATTACTTTATCTAGTAACTGAGTAGCTGGGCCTATAAGTGATCCAAGTATGCTCATTACGCCACCTTAAATA